ATCCAGTTTTGGTTGAGGTTTCACAAAATATTGATAAGTTCGTTGAGTTAGATGTTGTTAAGAGGATAAACAATCTTATCAATCCTTACCTTGAGTGTTTTGCATTCAACTACAAAAATACAACTTTCCTTTATAGATGTGATGAGAGATATGGTAACTCATTCTTCAAATATGAATCTGTAATCGAATTAGTTAACGAAGTTAGAAATGAATTAAATTATGATCTTACTTACTTCTATGAAAACAAATTAAGCAAAGAATTAGTTGTCAAAAGAAAATTAGAAGATAAAGAAAGAGAAGTTAGTTTAAAATTAGAAGATGTTAATTTCAATATTGATAAACTAAAGGGTTCTATAAAAATGATGGGTGAGAGTGATGTATTGAATACTGCACTTAATAACTTAGAAAAAAGAAAGAATGTTTTAGATTCAGAACTTTTTGGAATAAAAGAACTTCAGTATAACGAGAGAGTTAAACAATAAAATTTTTTAAATAAATAAAAAACCCGTTTATAAAACGGGTTTTTTTTATTTAAGTATGAAATTATTATTTCGTAAACTTTTGTAAATCAATAGTATATAAAATTTCATGAAATCGTACATAAGTGCAAAGGCACTGAAAAAATAACGATTTATGAATGTATTTAAACAATAGAGAACTTTATATTGAGCTCGTAGTCAGTAAGGCACAAGGGAGACTAACCAGACCGGCACAAAAGATGTTAGAACTTCTTGCTAAGAAGACTATAAAGAAGATGAGATACTGGTCAAATGATGATAAGATGGATTGTTACCAAAGCGGACTTCTTTATGTTTTCCAGAACTGGTATAACTTCAATGAAGAAAAATCAGTAAATGCTTTTGCGTATTTCACAGAGATATTCAAAAGAGGTATAGCAAAGGGTTATAATGACCTTTACAAAAAGAAGGGAGATAATGAACACCAAATTAGACTTATCTCAATTGAAGGAAGTAACGAAGGAATGGGATTACATTCACTTTGATATTTAAAAAAAGACCCTTTTTGGGTCTTTTTTATTTTAGTCTTCTATTAGAACATCCTCTGTTAGTATCGTCTTAACCATTCTTTCTACTATCTGGTATGGATCTCCATTTGATGCAGGTCTTCTATCTTCGATGTAACCAATTGCATTAGGTTCATTAATACTTGATGGTATTCTAATAGATTTAGTTCTATCGCCAATACCCCAACCAAAGTCTTTGATAGATGAAGTCTCATTAGCACCTGTTAATCTAGCTTCGTTATTTTCACCATATACTGCAATATGTTCTGCATGTGTTATTTCTAATTTTTTACACATTTCAATGGCTATTTGTTTTTTATTCGCTTTATCATATCTTATAGTTTTAGTTGAGAAATTTACATGCATTCCTGAACCATTCCATTTTTCTCCTTTATATGGTTTTGGTTCTAATTCAATCCTGTAGTTGTATTTCTCACTTAGTCTGTGTAGTATGTATCTTGATACCCATAACTGATCAGAACCATCAATGGCATTTACGGTTCCTACTTGATATTCCCATTGTCCTAATGCAACCTCTGCATTTGTTCCGGATATAGATATACCTGCATTTATACAAAGTTCGGCATGTTCTTCTACAAAATCTCTTCCTGAAACGTTGTTAGAACCAACACCACAATAGTAATCACCTTGTTTCCTTGCTTCGCCCTTCTCAGGCCATCCGAGTGGTTTATTTGTATTCCTATCGAATATAAAGTATTCTTGTTCCCAGCCCCACATAGTCTCATCATCGTTTTCTTCTAATAAATCTATCATTGATGATCTTGTGTTTGTACTGTGTGGTGTACCATCTACGTTTGTTACCTCACATACTACTATTATTCCGTCATTTGTGAAAGGATTTAGAAAGTAGTTAACGGGTTTAAGTAGTAGTTCGGAGTTTGAAGTATCTGCTTGTCCTGTTGATGAACCGTCAAAGTTCCAAGTTGGTGCCTCTAATGACTTTGATTTATATTGGTTTAGTAGTGCGTCAGCTTTCCAGTTTGATTTTATGAACTTTGTCTTAGATCTAATTTGTTGTGGATTTGAACCGTCTAACCAAATATATTCGAGTTTTTTCATTTTAGTGTCTTATTTTCGGTTATTTATTAATTTTTTTTTCACTCCTTTTGTTTTTGTTATTATCTTTATAAACATTGTATCTTTTATTTTATAATAGAATAAACAAATTTTTTATGAATAGAGTTTATTTGCAGCTTTGGATACATTCTGAAAGAGGATTGGGATTTCTTGCGGATGGTTGTTCTTTGCATTTGGATTTGACAGAAAGAAGCAAATTCATATCTGATATTTATTCTGAAAGGGGCGATTTAGTTCCGGAACAATATGATTGTTATTTTGATGACTCATTTGAGGTTTATGTGGATGATATGTTATTTGAGACCATTCTTAGCCAGGGTAGTGTTAGACTTGATGAATCTTCTCTTCGAAACCTTATTTTGATGGATGATATAATTATAAAAGATTGATATGCTATTTTTTTTATATAACATATACTATTTTTCGATGTTGTTATTTGCGGGTAACAATATTTATTACTTTATTAATAAATCTAAATTGGAAAAGGTTTTTACTGAAAAAAGACCTGAGGATTTCAAAGGATTTGTCTACTTATATTATATACTTAGTGTAGTTTCATTTCTTTTCGTTTTTCTGGGTCTGTTTAGTAACCTTTATTTGTTTTTCGGTATTATTTTGACCTTATGGATTACAAAATTTCCTTTGTATCACATATCTAAACCCATCTACTCTATTTATTCTCTTATCTTACCGATAATCATTGCAGTTTTATATTTTTCGGTTTTTATTACTTGGTTTATACGTTGAAATTTTTGAGGTTGTTTTCGGTTATTATAATGAAGTCGAATCCTTTCTTTTTACACCACTCTATCATTGTCTCCCATTTGTTTTTGTTTTTGTAAGCCATTTTTAAATCGTATTCGAATCCTTTTAGTTTTTTAGTTCCCTTTTCAGGTACTTGTAGTTTTCCTTCAGTTAGTGCGATGACCATATTATATTCTTTCTGAGGCTTTACTTCTACTACAACTTCTCTTAAACTTCCGTCTGAGTTTCTCATTTTATACACGAAATCGGGATAGTATCTATGAGCCTTCACTTTGGCATCTCCATTTTCAAAGTGTGTCATTTGATAAGGTATTTCCAAACATTCTGCACCCCATTGTATTATTTCTGGTTTTAGATCCAACCAGACCATTATTTTCTTTTCCCACGAACTCCTGAAGTATACACCACCCTGTGTGTTTAGCTTGAGAACTTTGTCTTTATTCTTCGGTATGTAGTTTCCGGAGTTGTAACTCGAGTTCGATGGTTTAGAGTTTATCATGGTTTGTTTTTGTTTTTTTATATATAAAAGAAAACTTTCTATGGGACACCTAACAGAACTTGTTAAATTGAATGTTTTGGTCAGAGGTGCCAACGAACTTGAAGCATACATAAATAATACTAACTATTTTATGACACGTTACCGTGGACAGAGTCCGGATAACGACGTTATGGCTATACGTAGAGTTCAGATAATTCCTGGTCAGTTCTACTTCTTTACATATATGCATGATTCTAACTGGTTTAAGTATTCGCCCGTATTTGTCATTGATAAAAAGGTGGCCAATGGTATTACGATATATAGGTGTGTAAATATGAACTTTCTTCCGTTGAGTTTCCGTGTTGCATTTTTCGATCCATATCTTCGTGAACAGGATTTCTCTAATCCTAACTTCATACTAAAAACACAATTTGATAAGGTTTCAAAGGAACTTCTTAAGTTCAAATATAACTTTGCTATAAAAATGTATAGTGTTGATCAGATTGTTCAGGTATATAGGATATCGCTCAATATTCTACCTCGCTTTCTTTATTCGGGACATAAGGATGCTAAATATGATCCTGGTAAACTAAAACAAATATGGCAGTCACAGAGTAAGGTTTCGGATATTCGTGAGAAAGAGATGATGTCTGCGTCTATGGATGACTATACTGATTTGACTAAAGATATATCCGGTAAGTTTGATGTGCTCAAAAACGATGTTATGACATTTAGAAACTCGCTTCGGAAGTACGGTAAATCTTGATTTTTTCCATATCTTTGTATAAAACTAATCAAAGATGAAGTACACGACCTATATTTCCGCAGCGGAAAAATTTTCTGCACTTGGCCAAAAGGATTTGGCTAAAGAATTTTTATCACATGCTAACCAGATTGTCTCTCGTCGAGTTTCTGAATTTGATTTTGACATACTCGTAGGTCAGGTGAAGACATTCAGTGGTGCCAAATTTGTCGAGACTCGTGTACTTAGGGAGAAGGAAGCAAATACTATAATGTTTATATTCAAATCAGGTACCAACACACACCGTATAAACACAACACTCCGTCACAATGGTGAGATTGTTTGGCATGAGGGTAACCTTTTCCGTAACCGAAAATCTGTTAAATCGTTCGAAAGGTTGATATATATACTCGTCGAATATAATAAAGATGTTCAGAAACTTCTTTCTGAGATGCAGATGGGTGCAGATGGGTTGAAGATTATACAACGAACATTCTATATTTGATTCAAAAAAGAGGGCACGGTTTACGTGCCTTCTTTTTTTTTTGGGAGCCGCTGGTTTTTATATATAACCAAAACACGGCAACCATATAATGGCCTCTTATAACTACTTTAACAACAACAATAACCAAAATTTTAGTGCAATTCAGGGCACCGGTGAGAACAAAGGTTTCTTTAATAGGATACTTAGAAGTCTTTCTAATCATGGTATGAATTACGATGATATGATTATTCGTAATCAGGTAGGTATCGGTATAAACGAGGATCCTTATGCATCAAAGGGTAATTCCTTCTACGACTTCTTCTCACAGAGGGCGGTCGCATCCGTTCTGGGTAGAAAGTCGATTCCTTATTTGGATAGGTCTTATCCAGATAAAAGAAGGATTCTTCGCGAATATTCGATAAAGGATGAGATAAGAGACTTTATAAGTCAGGTCGCTGACGAGGTTGTGGTTTATAACGACGATAGAGATTTCTGTCAACTTAGGCAGCTATCTACTGGATATAACAAGCAGATACAGGATCGTTATATGGAAATTTTCGAGACCATTTATAATAGGTATGGATTCTCGGATAGTATAACTGCGTTCAATCTTATAAAGGACTTCTTGGTTGATGGTTATGTTGCAATGGAGATTGTCTATGATGATAAGAAAAAGAATATAATTGCATTCAATAGGCTACGTCCAGAGACGATAGTTCCTGCATATGAACCTAATGTAGGACATCTTTGGATACAATATCCTGATGATCCTCAACTAAGAAGGATATTCCTTGATTCACAGATTGTATTTATATCATATTCTACACAAAACGATTTTGCAGAGACATCTTATGTTGAGGGTCTTATAAAACCGTATAACCAATTGAAGATATTAGAGCAGACTCGTATAATGTTCAACATTATAAACGCCACTTTATATCAACAGTTCAACATACCAGTTAAGGGTCTCTCCAGACAGAGGGCAGAAGAACAGATTGGTCAGTTAATACATGATTATTCAGAAGAAGTTGAATGGGATGATACTTTAGGTACTTTATCCATAAATGGATCCAAACACCTTCCGTTCAACAAACAAATATGGTTCCCGGATGGTGATGCAGGAACGCCTACGATGGAATTGAAATCTCCTACAGGTCACGACTTGAACGAGGAGAGTATGCTTAAGTGGTTTCATCAAGCACTTAAGAGAGCTAGTAAAATTCCACTAAACCGTTTTGAGGGTGAATCTGGAGGTGGTAACTTAGTTACTGATGCTGCTGAGATGACACGTGATGAGATAAAGTTCCATAGCTTCATAGGTAGGTTACGTGCAAATTTCAAAGAACTTATTGTAAAACCATTAAAACTTCAGTTACTTATAGAGTTTCCGGATATGATTGATGATGATAAGTTTTTGAACGAGATTGATATTGAGTTTTACTCTAATCAGGTATTTGAGGAGTGGAAAAAACTTGGTAATCTTGAGAAGAAAGCAGGTATAGTTGGTACTTTACTCGGTGTAATGAATGGTGAAAAGCCATACTTTCATATTGATTGGATTATGGATAATATATTCAAACTTTCTCCAGAAGAGAAAGCAGAGAATGCCAGATATTGGGCAAAAGATCCTACTGCTACCGGTTCTGCACCCGAAGGACAAGGTGGAGCTCAAGGTGGCGGTGGTGATATCGGTGGTGATATCGGTGGAGCTCAAGCTCCTGTTCAGGGTGGTGAGGCTCAGGCGGCTCCTGCACAAGGTGGAGCTCAAACTACTCCACCGGCACAGGGTGGTGCACAGGGTGGTGCAGAGTTCGAGTTCTAATAATTATTATAGAAATAAAAAAACCTCTCAAATTGAGAGGTTTTTTGTTTATGCTGCTTTGTCGTCTTCTATGTCTATGTAGAAAGTTATTCTACCTCGTTTGTCGTTGTACTTCTTTATCTTTAGTGGTATTCCTTCGTCCAGTATTCCTTTTATACAAGTTCCCATCGATGTTGGAAGTATCTCACCAGACAATGACATATTGAAAATTTTTTCGTCCTTCAGTATGAATTTTATGTTGTCTGCACGAAAGACTGCTTTGTGTATGTATTGTATGGCGTCCATATCTGTGTATATTAGTAGGTTCGCGTCTTCTATATCGAATTGTACCTTCTTACCTGAGTTCAGTAGACCGGTGAGTCTTACCTCTCTTTTGAATACCTTCCATTGGTTATACCTGGTGAGTAGACCCTCATAGTAGTCGAGTGATTCATCATCCAACTCGACTTCTAAGGTGTACACAACCATTTCTTTCGATTTTAACCGTCCCATTTTAGTTGAATTTTATAAAATCAATTTGTTTCTTTTCAAGATCTACTGCCTTTATAACGATTTTGATTGGATCTCCTAATCGAATCGTCTCACCGAACTCGTTCATAACTGCATATTTGTCCGGGTATGCTGTCCACTTTCCACCCATCTCTGAGATTCTAATCATTCCCTCACACTTACTTTCTGTGAGTTCTACGTATATTCCTCTTTCAAGAACACCTGATACAATACCCTCGAATACTTGTCCTATCCTGTCTTGTAGATACTCAACTTGTTTGTATTTCACTGAGTCTCTTTGTGCTTTTGTAGCGGCCATCTCTTGTTTGGAAATCCATTCACATTGTTTATCTAATTCACCAAAGTTTATATCTTTGTTATATCCTTCTGAGTTTAGTGCTCTCGAAAGAAGTCTGTGTGCGAGTATATCACTATATCTCCTAATTGGTGAAGTAAAGTGTGAATAATGTTGGAAACCCAATCCGTAGTGTCCAATGTCTTTAGTTGAATATTTTGCCTTCTGTTGTGCCCTTATTATTATAGTAGTGATTATATTCTCTTCTGGTGTTCCTTTGGCATCCCTTATAAGTTGGTTTATTGCTAGTTTAGTTCTTTCTGCAGTAGAACCATAGTTTATCATATATCCGAGTCCGGAGATGAAAGTCTTTACATGTTCTAATTTTTCTTCAGCTGGTTCTTCGTGTATCCTATTAACACATGGTAATTTTCTCGACTTTATGAATCTTGCTACCTCTCTGTTTGCTAGTAACATATATTCCTCAATAAGGTGGTTGGCCTCCTTTTGTTCTTTTAGATAAACTCCTATTGGTTTCTTTCCGTCTCCGTCTAACTTGAATTTGACTTCTACACCACCGAGTTCGAGTGAACCACCTGCCAATCTTCTCTTTCTCATCTTTCTGGCAAGTCTATCTAGTTCGAGTATTACTTTTTCGGTCTCTACTTCAGTAGTACCTCTATCGATAACCTCTTGAGCCATCTCATAAGAGAAGTCTTTATCAACTCTTACGACAGTTCTTCCGAACCAACTATCTTCTATTCTTCCATCGTTATTTAGTTCGATTATGACAGAGTAACATAGTTTGTCACTTCCAGACTTCAACGAACATATACCATTAGATAGATTGTGTGGTATCATCGGTACACATCTATCAACTAAATATACCGAACTAGATCTTCGGTATGCTTCTTTATCGAGTTCACTACCTGGTTTTACGTAGTGTGAGACATCTGCTATGTTTATAGAGATTAGTCTTTTGTCATTTTCGAAATGTAGACCAATTGTATCATCTGCATCTTTGGAGTCGTGTGGATCTATTCCTATTGTAGTCCAGTGCCTGATGTCTCTTCTTTTCTTTATTTCTGATTCTGGTATAACTTCTGAGATTAGTACCGCTTCGTTAATAACTTCTTGTGGAAAGTCAATTGGTAAGTTGTACTCGTACATAATTGCGTTCATCTCGGTCTCATTCTCACCTTTTAGACCGAGTACTTTGGTAATTCTTCCACGTGGTGATTTCTTTTCCTTTTCCCAGTCTATCATCTCCACAATAACTTTCTGTCCGTTCTCTGCTTGATGTTCTCCTTTTATGTAGAAGTCTGCCACCATCTTATTACTATCGGGTATTACAAATGTGTGTTTGTTGTTGACCTGAGCTGTTCCTACAAAACTTGTTTTGAATCTTTCCAGTACATCAACAACTTTTGCTTCCATTTTTTTCTCACCTTTGAACAGAACTGCCCTGACCTTGTCTAGGTGTAGTGCATTTGCGGTTTTACTTTTGTGTATGAAGAATTCGTTTTCTTCGATTTTTAATGTGGCGTGACCGGATGGCATAAACTCTATGTTTGCCTCTATCGTGTCGCCTGCGATTAATTTATTCATTCTTTCTTTTCTTTTTGGATATGTTGTCGACTCCGTATTTATCTATGAGTGTCTTCTGCATCTTATCGAGTACTCTTTTGTTTTGTATTGGATAGTCAACTCCATAATTTTTTCTGAGTGTTTTCTTTCTTTTCTGTTCAGAGCACTTTCTACATTTGTATTCGCCAAATTTGTTACCATATTTAAGGTAGTTTTTGAATATAACTTCTTTTTCAATACCACACCCATCACACTTACATTTTATTTTGTAGTGTGAGCCTTTGGGTAACAACTCTACCGGTATTACTATCGTTTCTCCTAAGACAGTATCATATCCTAAGTCATCGTAGTATTGGTAGTTGTGGTCTGTAATCTTTATGTTTATCTCTCTTGAAAGTATCATACTGTGTAAAAAATCCACTCATAGTTTGTATTCACATAAACCTAATAGTTTACAAGTGCTGTAAAAAATCCATCAATTTCAAAGGGTGTCTGGTGCAGGTGATATATAGTCTAACGAAAAAAAAATAAAAAATCACATGAAACCAGTATTGATTGTAGAAAATTCCACTAACTCACTCGTGAGAGAGAGTGGCGGAACTGGTAAGAAGGATTATGTATTGGGTGGTACATTCACTGAGTTTGACATTAAAAACAGAAACGAAAGAGTGTACACAGCTGATAGGTTCCTTCCTGCGCTTACTGAGATGAACGAGAGAATGAACAACCTCGGTGTTGTCTATGGTGAGTTCGACCATCCGGATGTTTTCGACACTTCTCTTTCTAGGGCTTCTCACATAATCACTAAAGCTGATTATATCAAGGAGCAGAACCTAGTCTCGGGTGAAATCAGACTTTTGAGTACTTATTGGGGTAAGGAAGCAAAGGCACTCGTCGATGACGGATGTCCTGTTTTTGTTTCTTCTCGAGCAGCAGGTATTACAGAATCTGATGGCACGGTCTCATTAAAGAAACTTTTTACTTATGACATTGTTGCTGACCCAGGGTTCGCATCTGCTAAAATGAGTGTTAAAGTTCTGAATGAGTCACTTGGATACGATAACCCGAAATCTAACTTTAGGATATATGAGATGTCCGATGAGTCAAAAATAAACGATTTATTCAATATGAACAAAAATGAGTACGTTACTAAACAACAGTTGACTGACTACTCTCAGTATTTGGTCAAAGAGTTGGCATCTACTAAGAAAGAAGTTAAGACTGCCATTACTAAGGGTAATATGGCCCCTAAGAGACTCGAACAATTACTCGAGTACTACGAGGAACTTAATAAAACTAATTCACAAGTTGTTAAGTACCTAGACTACCTAGCTGAGAAAGTTCAGATCATGGTAAATGAGAACAAGTCTTTAAAAGAGACTACTGAAAAACTTATCAAGCACAATGATTACCTCGCGGAAAATCTTGAAAAAGCTGTAAACTATTCTGAGTACCTAGCTGAGAACCTCGATAAAAACATCGCTTATTCTGAGTATGTTGCAGAGAATCTTGACAAAAACATTTCATATTCTGAGTATGTTGCTGAGAATCTTGACAAAAACATCGCTTATTCTGAGTATTTAGCTGAGAATCTTGACAAAAACATTTCATATTCTGAGTATATCGCTGAGAATCTTGACAAAAACATCGCTTATTCTGAGTATATCGCTGAGAATTTAGATAAAAACATTGCTTATTCTGAGTATATCGCTGAGAATCTTGACAAAAACATTGCTTATTCTGAGTATATCGCTGAGCACGTAGACAATTCTATTGCTTATTCTGAATACCTAGCTGAGCACGTAGAAGGTAACATTGCTTATTCTGAGTATATCGCTGAGCATTTAGATGATAACATTGCATACTCTGAGTATATCGCTGAGAACTTAGACAAAACTATTTCTTACGCTGGTTTGATTACAGAGAAATTGAATGGTGGAAAAGTTTTCGAATCTGCTGAGGATGGTTTCCCAGTTCTTACTAATCACTTTGCTTTAGTAGAGGATGACAAAGAGGAAGTATGTGGACCAAATAATGCTGATAATGCTGATAATGCTGATAATAATGGTATTGTCGAAATGTCTCCTGAGGAGGTACATGCACACGAAGAAGAATCTCATGATGAAGTTCGTGAAGAAGAAAATGACAATTTGTATGAGATTTCTGGATATAAAGATTCAGAACTTTCACAATCAATAGATAAACTTATCGAAGAAGCCAAAAAACGTAAGGTTTCTGAGACGTCTGATTTGAACTTCCTTAAGTTCTTATCAAAATCACAGGTAGATAGCTATTATGCACTTACTAATGAGGAGCAGGATGCGGTTAAACTTCACATAAACGAAAGAAGTTACTTTACGCAAAAAGAAGTTCTTACATTAATTTCAGAGGCACTTTCTACTAAAACTGAATCTCTTGAAGAAAGAGTAATTAGAATGATGCCTGAAAACACTAAGGCTATCTGGAATCAACTTAATGAATCTGCTAAAAAGTCAGTTCTTTCACAAGCTAGACTTTACCCAGAGGAAATGTTGATGACTGAATCCCAAATTGAGCATTTCTGGGCAACTAGAAACCTCAAAAAGAACGAATCTACTAAAAAGCTAGTTTCTCGTGAAGATATTATCCAAGAGGATAAACTTTCTGATAATGAGATGTCTGCTATTATGGAAAGATTCAAAAATGTCTAATCTATAAAAAATCCACTGAATTCAAAAATAAGGAATGTTAGTGAATATATAGATTATTATTATTAAAAAAAAATAAAAAACAAAAAATGTCACACATTAGAATAGACAAGGCGAAAGCCACTAAAAAATGGACACCAGTTCTCGAGAATATGGGTGTTACGGGTGATAGAGTAGAATGGATGGCGGAATACGCTGAGTTTCACTCAATCAACGAAAATGCATATGTAAATGCTTCTAACGTAGCAGGTATGGGTGCAATCTCTAACCCAGTAGTTTCTGCAAATCCAGGTCAAACTTTAGGTTTAGCAGGAACATCAATTGGATCAGGAGACGTAGGTCAAAACCTTTTACCAGTTGCAATGAAAATTGCTGCTCAAACAATTGGTTTAGACTTAGTTGCTGTTAAACCAACTCCAGGTCCGAAAATCGATTTACTTTACATCGATTTCCAATATGATGATACAACATCTGACGAAAGACCACAGGTTTTCATCTACGATGCTACTAACATTTCTGATATTCAGGCTGCAATCAACTTAGGATTGACTACATCTACTATATCTGTTACAACAGGTGGACTTTCTGGTGGTAAGTTATTCCTTCCAATCAATAGTTCAGTTCAGGCTGCTGCTCCTTTCTCTGGTGCTGCTTACCTTGCTACTGATGCTAACATCACTTCTAAAGAGGGTGTTGTTGAGTTCTTAGGTTTCTCTAGGATTGACGGACTTCCGATGTTCAGAGCTTACAGACAAGCTAACACAGCTGGTCAGTTCAGAACTTTTGCTTTTGATGCTGCATTAAATACGTTTCCTGCAACTGGTGCAATGACTACTGCACTTGCTAAAGTTGCCGGTGTAACTGCATCTGCTTCAAAAGTTACTTTGGTTTCTGCACTTGAAGATCATATCCCTGGATTCTCTGCAAACTGGGCTGGTGTTAAAACAACTGGTGATTACCCAATGACGCGTGAGGCGGATGATGCTAGTTACTCTGGTGTTATCGGACCTAAGATTTCTTCTAAAACTATCCAAGTTGGTACTATCGAAGTATCTTCTGCACTTAGAAGAACAGAAATTGAAGATATCAAAGCTAACACAGGTATGGATATCGTTCAAAAAATGGAATCTATCCTTGTTAACGAATTGTCTCAAACAATTTCTAAACAAATCGTTGCTAAGATTTTTGAAATGGGTGACCAAAACAGATTATCTGCTCCTAAGAAAACTGGAACTAGTTATGCTGTTGGATATGACTCATTATTTGACTTAGATACTAACTATGCTGCTGGTAATAGTGCTATTGGTGGTGAGACTACTCACGCAGTTCAAAGAAAACTTATTACTAGAATTGCTCACGCTTCTAACTACATTGCAACTGAGGGTCGTGTAGGTCCTGCGCAATACCTTATCACAAACGGAGGTTTAGCTGCAGCACTTCAAGACATCGCTGGTTACACAATCAACCCAGTTAAATCTAAATTAAACGGACAAGGTCAATTATACCCTGTAGGTTCAATCGGTGATATCGCTATCTATGTTGATCCTTACATGAGATATAATGATAACAGAATCGTTATTGGTAGAAAGAACAACCCTGATCAACCAGGTATCATCTTCGTTCCTTACTTAATGGCTCAATCTATCTCAGTTATTTCTGAAGCAACTTTTGCACCAAGAATGTTACTAAGATCTAGGTATGCAGTCGCCGAGGTTGGATGGTTCCCACAAAAACAATTTATGACTATTAAAGTGAAAGATGATGCACAATTGCTCAACTAATCATTAATAAGATATAAAAAGGCTATCCAAAATTGGATAGCCTTTTTTTTGTTAATAAAAAACAATTATTTTATATATTTTTATAAGAGTAAAGGAGTAAATGTTTCTTTATATATACTTTATGATAGAAGAAAGAAAAATAATAATATTAGATATACTTGATGGTTCATCATCGAGATTGCGTGAATCTTTTTTTGATAAAAATCACGGAGAACTTGTCACTTCAATTAATGAATTTTGTTCTAATATAGAGGGCATTTCATTTAAGGAAAAGTTGTGGTATTGGATAAGTGATATTAATCGTAAATTTCTATGTTGTTGTGGTAATACAACTACATTTAATAAAAATTGGTTAGATGGTTATCGAAAATATTGTTCTCCAAAATGTGCACAGTCTGATAAATCGACTAAGGAAAAGAGGATTAAAACAAATTTGGAAAAATATGGAGTTACTAATGTTGCAAAAAGTGATTTAGTAAAGAAAAAAATTGAGGATACTAATTTAGAAAGATACGGTCATAAGTCTAGTTTTCAAAATGATGATGTTAAGAAAAAATGGGCAGATAATATAAATTCTAAATATGGTGTTTCACATATATCGCAATTGGAATCTGTGAAAAATAAAAGAATAAATACAAATTTAGAAAAATATGGTGTTGAACATTATACACAGACTGATGAGTATAAAGAAAAGACACTAAGTACGAATTTAGAAAAATATGGTGTTGGATATTATACACAAACTGATGAGTATAAAGAAAAGACATTAAATACTAACTTAGAAAAATGGGGTGTGACTCATTATTCTAAGACTAATGAATTTAAGGAACGTATTTCTAAAACAAATAAAGAGAAATATGGTTCAGACTTTTATTATCAGAGTGAAGATTTCAAAGAAAAATCTTCAAAAACAAACATAGAACGTTATGGTGTTAGATATTATGCACAGACTGATGAGTATAATAACAGAATAAAAATTATCAATAATCTAAAATATGGTGTTGATTGGTATTATCAGAGTAATAATTTCAAAGAGAAGTCACTGGGTACTAATTTAGAGCGTTATGGTGTTGAACATCATTCCAAATCTTCCTTATTTAAGGATAAGGTTGTGAATACGAGTCGTGAAAGATATGGTGTTGAAAATTATTCTAAAACTATGGAATCTAAACAAAAAACTATATCTAAAAACTTTGAAAATTTTGGTGTTGATAATATACAGTGGTCTGAGTTGTTTCGTAAAAATAAATATGGTATTGCTAACAATACTAATTACATTGAATATATTTCGGATTCTAATAGTTTGTTTTTATGTGATTGTCAAAAGGATCATAAATTTATAATAGATGTTGATAATTACATAAAAAGAAGTAAAACTGGTAATCCTATCTGTACCGTTTGTTATCCGATTGGAGATAATAAGTCGATAATGGAAAAGGAATTACTTAATTATATAACTGGGATATATGATGGTGAGGTAATATCTGGTTATAGAGATGATTTAGAGATAGATATTTATCTTCCTGATATGGGTATTGGATTTGAGTTTAATGGTCTTTATTGGCATAGTAGTGAATATAAGGATAAAAATTATCACATAAATAAAACTAATTTTTTTAGGAGTAAAGATATACGTATTATTCATATTTGGGAAGATGATTGGGTTATTAGGAGAGATATAATCGAGTCACAAATTTCAAATATGTTGAATAAAACTAGTACTACTATTTATGCTAGAAAATGTACTGTAATAGAAGTGGATTCTAAAACTGCTATTAGTTTTTTAGAAAAAAATCACATTCAGGGTAAGGTTAATAGTTGTTTGAAATTGGGTTTAGTTTATAACAATCAATTAGTTAGTTTAATTACGTTTGATCATTTTGAGGGTCGTAAAAAAATGTTAGAAACTGATTGGAATATCAATAGATTTTGTAATTCTATAAATACCAGTGTGATTGGTGGTGCATCAAAGTTGTTTAGTTATTTTATTAGAAGATATAAACCAAAACGAGTTATAAGTTATGCAGATCGTGATTGGTCTGTTGGTGATTTATATTACAAATTGGGATTTGACTTTGTTAGTGAGAGTTTGCCTGACTATAAATATGTTATTAGTGGTAGTAGAGTTCATAAATCGAGATATAAAAAATCTAAAATAAAGACTGAATTAACAGAATCGCAGTATGCATCTGAGAATAATATTCTTCGTGTGTATGATTGTGGAAAGATTAAATTTGAGAAGGTATTTTCTCTGAATTGATTTTTATATATACACTATGATTATAAAAAGATATGATGAATATATCATTGAGACACGTATAAACACTATTAGAATTCAACTTGATAGATTTGAAGGATTGATGCATAAAATTATTAGATGTAATACAGATTCGTCTTATAATGTTTGGTATTCGGATGATATAGATGTTTGTAATAAGATTAAACGTATGTATACGGGAAAATACGCATTAGATTTGGGTGGATATTCTCCAAGTGAAAATGATGTTTTTCTTCAATTAGGAGACTATTGTCTTATAATTAAGACTAATCTTGACGATATAGTTCCGAGAGAGGTGATTGTTGATGCTTCTCATATACTAATTTCTTTGGTGGATAAAGAAGACGACGCAATCATTGATATGTGTAAATGTTCACAGGTTTCTTCATCTGGTCAAATGTCATTGAACAGTGGTCGAATCGTTTTTAGAAGAGGTAATATTAGTTTTGATTTATGAAAAATAAAATAGAATATCGTTACGATGGTAAGGACTTTGGTGATGTTAGGAAAACATTCCTTTCACTTACTGAAAAGACCTACCCACACGGTCACGAGGAAGAGGTACTTGGCCTTCTTCCTGAACTTATGAACGACCAGTTCGGTAACTATTACCGGATAATAGGTGATAGACCGACTACTATGTTCACATCACACCTGGATACGGCGGATCATAGACAGAATAAAACAGAGAGATATTCAACTATCGATAATGGTGTTGAGAATATAACGACTGGTGGTGAATCCATACTTGGTGCGGATGATAAAGCAGGTGTGACTGTTATGTTATACATGATTGAGAAGAATGTTCCTGGTCTTTATTATTTCTTCATAGGTGAAGAGAGGGGAGGTATCGGATCTAAGAAGTTGGCTAACGATTTCGATGAGGTTGAATATGTAAAAGACATTGTTAGATGTGTTTCTTTTGATAGGAGAGGTACTGGATCGATAATAACTAAACAACTTGGTAGACAATGTTGTTCGGATGAGTTCGCAAATGCACTATGTGATCAATACAACTCTTTGGGTATGAATATGTCACCAGATCCAACAGGTATATTCACGGACTCGGCAATGCTTATGGGTAACATACCTGAATGTACAAATGTATCTGTTGGATATATGAATGAACATACTGGTAGAGAGGTTCAGAATATAACACATCTTGAAAAACTATGTAAGGTTAGTTGTGAGGTTGATTGGAATTCACTTCCGACTAAAAGAGACATACAAGAAGCGGTTCACGGTGATAAAGATTATCCGGATAGTTACAAAGATTTGGTCAAAGACGCTAAAAAGATTGAGACCTTTTCTGGTATCGATGAGGATGAAGATGGTGAGTGGTCACTTTACTTTGACATTGAGGGTTGGAAACCATCTGACGTTCTAAGTGAGTTAAGTAACATAAGTCAGTTGGTTGAGAAACACAAACTTGATGATGTTTGTCGTATGGGTAATGGATATCTAATAATACAATTAATATAATTATGAGACTCAAAAAATATAAAAGGTTCGTTGAGTCGGGCCAAATCGATAACCTTATCGGAATGTTGGAACAGATAAATGTATTTGATAAAAGTATCGATGAAGAGGATGATTTAATAATATTAACAATAAAGTTATCGGGTAATATTCAACTCAATAAATTAGAATCTCTTTTTTCACAGGTTTCTGATATAGAGAAACAATTTCCTGATGTAACCTGGCAGGAAGACGATGGTAATTTCATTTTCGAATTTTACGTTTAGATTTTTATTTACTACCTTTGTGATATGTTACAATATTTAGAGTCACTTACAGAGGATAGATTCCGAAATATGGTTAGGTTTTCTTTCCACTTCAATCGTCTTATGGGTAATAAGGTTGAAGATATGGATGCTAATTATATATTGGAGAAATGGTATAATTACTTTGGAAACTCTAAACCACCAGCAATAACAACTGATTTTATTGACGCATATATTGTAACTAAATGGTGTGATAGATGGTCTAACTTTGATATGGTGGCTGGACACATACAACTTATTCAGAAATTACAGAAAAAAATGTCACCATTTGCTATTGTTGAAGTTTTCTATGGAACACAATGGGATGATACTTTTCGTGATGTATCTTATAATGGATTACATGTTAAAATAAGACAAGTTATAGAAGGATGGGAACATTCACATAATGATCAAATGTTGACTATACTGCGTGAGTTACGAATTAATAATCTTTTTGAAACAAATTGAGAATATTTGATTTAATACTTTATATTTGTAATATGAAAACTATGCAGAGGGTAATAAGTACATTCGATGTTGATGCTGCACTTTATGAGGCAAGACAGAGATGTCGTTGGTTCATAGACGGATACTTCGTACACGGACTTAGTGTTGAACTTTTCTCTGAATTATCCACTGAGAGGATATGTGAGATTTACAATATTGATATAGAATATTTTAAAATAAAAAAATGAGAAGATTTATTAACATCACTGCCACTTTTGTTGGCTTCGTAATCTGGATGTCATTGACATCTTTTCTTTTGGATCATTTCATAAGTCGCCCAACAAATCCAATCATACAGACAGGAATATTTATTTTTATAATGTTGTACACATTGGGATTTATTCACTATATTTACACTCGTATAACCAATAAAAACAAATAAATGATAACTACAATTTTGGTCCTAGCGGCCTTAGGCTTCGCGGCCTACAAAATCATCACCGGTGTCAGGACGATACAGGATGCAGGTTACAACAACACTACACAGAAGGCCGAAGGTCGGAAGTCGGTCACAATCGGTATCGTAGGAGGTGTTGGATTACTTATCTTCGCGTTCATCCAGCCGTTCGCAATCGAAAGAGTAGACGCTGGTCACGTCGGAATCAAAGTGAACCTTACTGGTGACAACCGAGGTGTGTCGAAATACCAGTATAAAACGGGTTGGGTTGTCTATAATACATGGACAGAGAACTTATATGAGTTTCCGACTTACCAACAACACATCGAGTTTGATCAACAACAAGTGATTACAAAAGGTGGATTCCCTGCGGATATCAAGCCAACATTCAACTACTCTTTGAAACCTATGGCTGTCGGTGATATGTTTGTAAACCTTCGTCTACCTATCAAAGAAATAGAGCAAGGGTGGCTAAAGAATGCGATTGTGGGTGCAGTGAATGACGTTGCTAACACTTGGGAGGTCGACTCAATATTCGGACACCGTCAGGCATTTGAAATTGCTATTGTGGCGGAATGTAACCTACGACTATCTAAGTGGTTCATAGTATCACAGATGAGATCAAACATCATTCCACCAGAGGCATTACAGGAGGCAATCATCGCTAAGACTAAATCAGTTCAGCAAGCAGAGGCTTCGAAACAACAAGCAATCGCAGCAGTTGCTGATGGTGAGAGAAAGGTGGCAGTCGCAAGAGCAGACTCTGCTGAAACAGTAATCAACGCATCTGCAAAAGCAAAAGCAATGGAGTTGACACAGCAAAAACTTACTCCACTTTTTGTAGAATACAAAAAGATTGAGAAATGGGATGGTCACAACTCTGAGACCGTGCTTGGAAATGGTAGTAACACGTTGGTAAACGTAAAATAACACATTGATTCGGGTGGGTTGCCCTACCCGAATCAACTTTTCCACGTTCTTTGAATATAATATATAACAAACACAACAAGGGGATGTCATAGATTCGCCTAGCGGATTTCAGGTAGTTGTGCAGGTATCGGGTTGTCGAATGTCCGATTTATAAATTAGGCGATAAACTGTCGTAAATGGCAAAACAAATGAAGTAGGAAACCGTGAAGATTTAGTAGCGGCCCTAAGAAAAATCGGCTCTAACGAGCTCGAGTTGGCGTAGAAATATACCGACGAACAAAAATTCTCCAAGCTGTTCTCCACACAGTCAAAAAGTGGCCCCTGGTTTCTGAAACACTTGGGTAAATGAAATCAGATATTTTGTGAGTTTAGAAAAATTCACTAAGCCTGTGAAAGAGCACCTATTGGTAGCCGATTAGTACATCCCGGGCAGTACGGGATCATCTCCACAAAAAAACCCACAATTTAGTGTGGGTTTTATTTTTTATTCCTTTTAACATCTCTATTTATTTTACTACAAAGTGGTTGTAGATTTGTATAATGTGATAAATTATAAATTTCTTCTTCTGTTTTGGCATTTGATAATGGATTAATATGATCTATATCCCAACCATAATTTAACTCACCATTATACTTACCATAATTTTCCCAAGACATCCAACTTTCAAATTTACTTTCTAAATAAATTTTAAATTCTTCAAATGAACATCCTAATTTTTCTAAAAAATATGCAACATTATCGGATTTATCACATTTACCTCTTCTTAAATATTTGTTCAATCTTCTAGAATATGCAAT